AGGCTTTAGAGCTCCTAAAGTTGATGGAGGCGTTATGCCGTCCTCAAATGCGTACTGGTCTCCAGTATTCTCGTTTATATAATATTGCATTTATTTACCTTAATTCATACCAATATGAAGGGGTTGATCCTGTTACAGCGTAAGTACCTCCAATAGGTACTATAACAGTACCCATAGTCTCAATATTTCCTCCTACACTATCTTGATAGCAGTAAGAATTGGGTACGCCATTAACTACTATTGAAAAGCTATACCCTCTAGTGGAAGGTGTACATACGTTTAAGGCTATAGGGAGCCCTGTATCGTTAGTGTAAGTTGTATTGGCAAATCTGTCTACTGTTGGAGTAAACGTGGTCCACTTTTGATAGTACCCAAAACCTGAATAAGCTGCTGTGGATTGGGTAGTACCGTCTGGTAGTGTGAAACCAAGTAAGGGGTCTAATCTTGTTGTCATTATCTTAGTTCCCTCCACCTATTATAAGTAGTTGTGCCATCTAGTTTATAATAATGTAGTGGCGGAACAATAGCTGTTAACATAGAGCTTGCTCCGCCATAATTACCTATTGATGTTCTAGCTGCAATGCCTATATTACCGGCCCCATCTTGAACGTATAAGATGTTCCAGGCACCATCACCACCATATCTATTTATACTAACCATAATAGCTTTACTAGTATTGTTTTGATACCATGTGCCAACTACTCTGGTAGTTAACTCATACCATTGCTGTGCTGTTCCTATTCCGACGCCAGAGGCAACGGTCTTTTGAACTGTACCATCTGGAAATACAAACCCTTGTGTGCCATCAATTTTTATAGTCATATTATCTACTTTCGTACCATCCGCCTTGTGAGCCTGTTACATTATAGTAGTAACCCGCAGGCACTATACTGGTAACTGTTAAGGATCCGCCATATCTATCTACAGCTGTATATACAGAGTTATATAAGAAGTCAGGGCTATCCCCCACATTAATACTCATAGTTGCACCATCACCCCCAGGCCTTTGCACAATAAGCTGTATAGGCCTAAGGGTAGTGTTTTGATACATAACCCCTACTAAACGCTGGGAAGTCATATTTTGCCAGGTTTGCCCAGTAGCAATATTTGGTGCAATAGCCGTAGACTGATAGGTTCCATCAGGGAATACAAATCCGTATGTTTGATGAAATTTTGTAGTCATAATAATCCTTATACTATTGTAATAGTGCTACTAGTTGGTACGGTTAGATTACCACTTAAAGTTATTGGCCCCACTGTAACTGCATTGTAGTACTCTTTTGTACTTATATTTCCTGCTACAACGTTTTTATTTTGTAAAAACGGTAACTGTAAATTTAAGTAGCTACCATCAAAATAAATACTACTAGTAGTATTACCAGTATAGAATTTACCTGTTTTATCTATAGTAGTACCTTGCCCTACAGGTACTTGTGCAGGTGTATCAACTAATACTAAGCTTTTGTTACCAACTACCACTGTTCCTATTGCGCGAGGAGCCACGCCGTAAGTATAGACACCATAAGTTGAGTTAGAAACTGGTGAATAATCTTTCCAGCTTATACCACCATCAGACGACTTAAGTAAGGTACCATCTGCGTCACTAACTGCAAATATTATGCTAGAGTCTAGAGCTCGTAGCTTTCTTACATTTCTTAGTACATTAACTGCGGTCCAGGTAGAACCATCTGTACTATACCTTATATATTTGCCTTCTGCTATCAAATATTTAGCTCCAGTCCATATATGGTCACTAGACCAAGTACTTCCTAGAGAAGTCATAGCAATAGATGGGGACCAAGTAATAGTGCTACCACTTAAGGTACCCGCTTGCCAATTATCGCCGTTAAGAGCTACATAAGATACAATATTATTAGAACTATTATAGGTAATTATACCTTTAATTGGAGCCTGACTACTGCCCGCATTAGTTACTGCCGACCAGGTATTACCTTCATCTATGCTGCGGTAAATATTTATTAATCCATTAATTAACCAACATCCTTGCTGAGAGTGCCATACGGCCTTAGGCCATGCTATCGAACTACTACTCAGAGCAATAGTACTAATATCTACTGGTGTACTCCAAGTTATTAGTACTCCGGAGTAATTAATACCAGTTATTACCCCTTTAGTTACTCGCAGGGTTGCGTCAGTGGAGTTGATCTGTTGATAACCTGCAAGAATGATTTCACTACCATTCCAGGACATTGAAACATTAAACCAGTTTGTTGTCATAAATGCTGGCGGTGTGCAAAGTCCCCAGGTTGCGCCGGCATCCCCAGAGTAAATACCATATACAACTACATCTATAGGTGTCTTTACTTTACCTACAGCTATAGCTAATGGCGTTCCACTGTATTCAGCATATACCACGTCGTAGAGTATGGTTTCACCTCCACCAATGCCAGCCGGAGAATCTTTAGATACCCAGTTAGTGCCCACTTCAGTTGTTTGTGTATCTATAGTACCTACAGTGGTAGTACCTGCAAAAGTAGTTTCACCAGTTGTAGCGTTAATAGCAAACGTTGTATTGCCATTAGTATCTACACCAAGTAAACCGCCTGGTGTCATTGCAACACCGCTACCACTTGTACGGACGCCGCTAGCATTCCACTGTAAGTTACCGGCTCGGAAACCAGCACCTGTTACAGAATTAATACTAATTGTGCTATCTAGAATATCTGCTGCTGATTTGTTTAAGGCACCTATACCTGCTGGCGTTACTTGACCACTTACTGAAGGTCCACCTAATGCAGTTATACTACCGTTGGACGCAACAATAAGGTTAATGCTTGCATTATTAACAGTAGTACCAGCCCCAGTACCGATACCTTGTATAGCACCATTACCGTCTACCGAAATATTACTATTGTAGATACCCGCTGGCTGATTCGTAATTTGGTTCCAATTGTTTGACGACATGGGACCAAATTTAACTTTAGATATCGAAGCACTGGTAGTATAAATAGAAGAATCAAAATACAGCGGAGATGTAATGGTTGCTGGTACAGTTCTTCGTAATGTCCCGTTTTGATAATATCTAACATTAGATCCGTCGTACGTGATCGATAAGATATCCCCGGCAGCATATGTACCAAAACTACCCCTATCTGCACCACTCTCATAAATTCTAAGGTCTCCGCCGCCGACGCAATACCAGGAATAGTCCAAGGTATCATAACTAGCATTAGTAGTTGGGTCGGTATTTAAACCTACCATTAACCAAGCATTAGATTGATCTGGGCTAAATGATATATAGGCACCTGTGGTGTAGCTCTCTCTAGAGTATGCCTGGGAATCCCAAGATGAATTTGTACCGGCAGTCTTCTTAACAACATTGCCGTTGACAGTTACATTAGTTGTACCAAAAGTTAATGTATCTAGGAAAGAGTTATTAACCACTACATTGGCAGTACCAGTTCCTTGTAAAACACCATTAGCATCTACAGTTATTTTACTATTGCTAACTACTACATCAGCAGTACCAGTTCCTTGTAAAACACCATTAGCATCTACAGTTATTTTACTATTGCTAACTACTACATCAGCAGTACCAGTTCCTTGTAAAACACCTGCAGTATCTACAGTTATTTTACTATTACTAACTACCGTTCCGCCGCCGTCGCTGACACCTTGTATTTTACCATCAGTGTCTACATAAGTTTTATTAGCATCTAAAGCCCCAGTGTACCCTAGTCCACCAATAGTAACTGATCCGCCCCCACCACCATTTAGTGTACCGTTTGAGCTAATACTAATGTTACTGTTTAATACAGCTGAGCTTTCAAAGTACTCACGTAGGCTTGGTTCTGTGCCATCGACTACGTTAATCATTGGTCTGCCAAAATACTGTATAGATCCACTAGCTGCATAGTATTGATACGCTCTGTGGCCAGTTACTCCAGCAGAAGTATGACAATAGTTTGTTCCGGCCTGAACTTTAGCACCAGTTTTGCAATCCCAAATACCTGCACTATCACTTGTGTTGTTTACGGAGCCGTACGGGAATACATAGCCAACAAACAAGTACCATCTATCATTAGACAGCGTAGTTCTATCTGCTACTGCAAAGTAAGGGTTAGTATTTTCCGTTGTTGTATTTAAATTGCAAACTCCATTAGTACCCCAATAAGCATACCCATTAGTTTGAGTACCGCTTACACGAATTGGTACAACAAAGCGATATGTTTTTGCAGGGTCTAGTGTAGAGGAGATGTTAGCGCCCCAGCCGCCGCCGCTTTGACCATCGCCGCTATCCTCACGGCAGAACCATACCAAGTCATTACCGCCACGAGGGCCTAGACCTGTAATATCAGCTCCTGCAGGTGCTATGCTAAGTATACTATTGTACTCGGCATTTTGGCTCCAAGGAATTGTTGCTCCGCGTTTCCACCAATCAACATTGATAAGGTTGCTTTTAAAAGCATCGTCTTTTAAAACCGCACCAGTACTATCTTTTAAGTTAGTACCGGCTTGAGCACCGTAAGTGGCATTTAAATCACCAGTATAACCTAGTCCGCCAATAGTTACCTTACCGCCACCAGCATTATTTAGAGTACCGTCTGCACCAATATTAATATTGGTGTTTACCCAGCTAGCAGGTTCGGCAATATAAGAATCACTTAAAGGTACGCCAGCAGATAGAATAATATTACCATCAGCATCCTTAATACTTAGTCCACGTGAATCAATTTTACTAGCTGTGATAGTATTCGCTACTAATCTATCGCCGGTAATAGTATTTTCTACTATTAAGCTACCAGGAATATAAGTTGTAAATAGTACCCAACTAGTTGTAAATTTGTAGTTTTTAGCACCAGTATAGTTACTATAACTAACAATAGCCATATCACCAGCCACAGGAGCACGACCAATTACATCTTGTACTTCTTGTAGTGTAGGCGCTGAGCTAGTATCAGACGTTCCGCGATCAATTAAGAAACTAGCACTTCCTGGGTTACCGTTCGTGCCGTTCGTGCCGTTCGTGCCGTTAGTACCGTTAGTACCGTTCGTGCCATTAGTACCATTATATCCAACAGCACGTAGTGGGTAGCTGGCGTCATTCCATAACAAATCAGACTCTGTTACGGAGCCCGCAGCAGCAAGTGGAATTGTTATCTGCCATAGGTAGCTACCAGGAGTATTATTACTTGGAGCAGCAGAATACCATCCAGTTGGTGTACCAATATTAGCAGTTGCCCATGTGTACTTTAGTGGTACTACAAGGGCGTCTGGTCTAGCAGGTGGTGTGGAATCCGTTGTCCACTTATAAATACTTGGATAAGCTACCTTACTACCTGGCGAACCAGTTTGACCTGGCTGACCATCGTAAACAACAGATAAATTAACGGTTTTAGTAAGTGCGCTAATAACATTAGTGCCGGTAACTGTTAAAGTAACCGATATACCAGTAGAACCTGATGCAGGTGTTACCGTAGTTGTTTGTCCAGTTGCGGCGCTAAGTGTACCGCCGGTAATACTCCAAGCATATTGTGGATTAATAATATTTGACGTATTGGCTACAAGTTGGGCATTAGCTGGTGTAAAGCTAGTATCTACATGCTGCACAAAATTAGTGTAGCCAGATATATCTATTGACTGTGCATCACCTTTTGGAGTACCAGTATAGGTACTAGAAACAGTATAAACATCTGGATCAATATCGCTTATAATAGCATACTTAACATAGTACTGTGTACTAGGTGTTAATCCAGAAATAGTTATGTTTAAGCTATTTCCGTCATAAGCTAGCGTACCTTCGCCATTTTTAGGATTGAAATTAGCGTCAGTTGTAGAATACCATACTTTAGCTCCAATAACATCATCGCGTAAAGTAACCCCGTCTATGTCCAACGGGGCATTTATATTAAGTAATAAGGATCCTTGTCCTACAGATAAAGAAGCGCTCATTAAGATTCCTTACGGTGATATGTCATATAGTACGATTGAGGTTAGCGCACTGCTAGTGCTATAATTACCTGCATTATCTAGCATACGACAGGCTATTCTATATTTGGTGCCAGTATGTGACAACCTAGGCGATACAAAGTCACTTAGGTTAACATTTAAAGTACCTACACTTGTATAAGTTTTTATACTTGTATCAGTTGAGGTCCAGAAATCTCCAGTACCAGGATCTTTAAATACTTTAATCTCAAAGTATTTAAAATCATTAGGCATGGTACTAGTAAATGGTGTAATTACTAGAGTTTTCTTGGAGCGTTTTACTGATACGCTTGTTACTGTATTGTAATTTACTAACTTACCTGATACTGTATGGTTAAGCCATGTTGACCATAAGCCAACTCTACCATCATTAGATAAGTATCGCAATCTAATTTTATATTCTTCACCAGCAATAACATTAGGTATTTCTACTGTATTGGACTTATACTCTACAATTATACTTTTATAACCAGAAGAGTTTGTAGTGCTGCTATATGCATACTGACACTCCACACTACCTACAGTATTGGGTAGAGTAGTTGGGTTAGCATAGCTAACTTTTATTTTATACGCATATGTTCCAGGACTAATAAGGTCAGCCACTAAGTCATCGCTTTGTATATAAGTAATTGTAGGCTTGTCAGTGCTTCCAAAACTATTTAACAACCCTTTAGCTGGTTGAGTTATTTGAGTTTCAAATACTGTAGCTTCTGTTAAGTTTTGGTAGTCAGTAAATATGTTATAAGTACTAGTTACACCATAATCTACCATAGTAATTCGTGCAGATTTATTACTGGTAGGCTCTATGTTTGTTATAATTAGGTCTTGTGCTTCCTGTTGGTATTCTCCAAACAGGAATAGATCGTTGCTATTTACCTCGTCAATAATAGAAGTAGTAGTTAGCCCAATAGTATCATAGTAACCATCATTTAACTTTGCAGTACCAGTAATTGTACCATTAGATATATTACTACCTGCTAGTACATACTTAAAATATCCAGTACCTACTTCTGTTACTTCTGCGCTAGATGTATTTAGAGCCGTATTGCTTGATGCAATAGTTAGCTTATCCCCTACTTGAATAGGATGACTCAATGTAGTTATGTTAATAGTTACGGTATCATTAGTTCTAGACCCACCGGATATGGTAAAGCTTTTTAATACTGTAAAATCGGTACTAGCACCTGTTGAGCTTCTGAATCTAATAGTGTAATTTTTTAGTAGTTCCATTGGTAACGACTCATCAAGTTCCATTACCGTACTACTTAACCTATTCTTTACTCTGCCACTGCCAAGGCCCCACATAGGTACGTCATGTGTTACTTTAACTCTGTCACCGCGGTTACATACTATATACTCAATATCAGTATTTAGAGTATATACTTCTTTACGAAGTATTGCTTGAGCCATATGCCACTTAGCGTGGTCTATGACTAGGCTAGATTTAGTAACTCCTGGTAAGCTAATTGACTCAAATAATTCTGCATTATCAATGTTTTTACCTATGTTATATACTATAGATTCTACTTCTTGATAATTTTGATCTTCATCATAGAAACTTATTTTAAGAGCATCGGGAAGTTTAGGTAGCGCTTTAGTACTCTCAAAACCCCAACTATTATGTGGTGTAAAGTGCTGTATTATTGTAGATTTAGGTTCATCTATTACTACTGACCACTTACCATCTAACATAGCTGGACTAGCTCGTCCGGCTGCACAAATGTCTCGAAGCGTGTCTAGCACACTGCGCTGTGACCCCATAACACTATTATAAGTGAAGCCTTTTGTAACGCAATAATCATGCCAGCGCTGTATTTCAGCTAAGTTTAGTTTAGTACTTATTTCGCTATCTAATATTCGTTGTGGATTAGCTGGATGCTGTAATACGTATCTATATAAATCAGCTGGATTATTGGTTGCGGCATATGCCCAGGTAGTACCGTTCCAGCTTAGACACCAGGTTTCTACGATCGCATTTATACCTTCAATCTGATTATTAAGCTGCTCACTTGCCTTAATTTGTAAGGCTGTTTTTGCAATCTTGCAGTTCTTTGGATCACGAGTTGGTTTAGTATTAGTCTTGAAATAAGTAGCTGATAGGAACGTTATTTCATGACTATATCTGTGATCGGGATTATCTTCTGTATTATCACCTGTTTCGCGTCTAACGCGAACACTAACGGCTTGATTTGATACGTCATAAGTTTCAGTTACTGTAAATGCGTCCTTTTTAACTGCATCTGTTCCATAAGTAACCGTTTTCCAAAGTACCCAGTCACCACTACCAATCTTAACTTCAAATCTAACTTTAACTGTAGTGTTTGTACTATCTCCAGCTCCGTCACCTTTTACCTTAATCTTGCGCAAACCTTGTGGAAAGTGTAGTGCAACTATTACTTTATTAACAGCTTGCGCATACGCGCTTACCTTCCAAGGACCTGGAGTTATATTTGTGTCTTCTGGATTACCATTGCAAGCTAATACTAAACTATCGTTATCTTGAAATACGTCTGAGCCGTAAATGGAATCAAATTTAGTTTGTACTTCCTCAGTTGGTTCTGTTTTTCGGTCAAGCGTAATAAACTTCTGCGATCCGTCACTAAATGTGTCCAGCACAAACTCGCTAAGCGCTACATCACCTATTTTTAAAGTTGCGGCGTCAATCTGTAGTGGTCCGTAACCCCACACTAACAACATAGTTAAGTAAGTATCACGCTCATTTTGATAACTAATAAAGTTATTAGCGCCTAATGGAGGTGTTAGTTTTACTCGGCCTAATACTACTGGAATAGAGCCGTACGGATTAGCGCGATTAGCACTGCCAGTAACCATTAGCTGGCGTTCGCTAGATCCTGGATCTGCAGCTTCGGCTGGAGGGCGAATAGGTGCAATGGCATTAATTAGCATCATGCCTACCATGCTAACCCCTGCGGTAATAGCGGCTGCCATTATAGGTGAAGCTGCTGCAAAAGCTCCATAGGTTGTTGCAGCAGTTAATCCAGCTGTGTTTCCTATGGATAAGGCTATTTCTGGCGCTATAATAACCATTGCTAACATTGCAAACATACGGAAGCTATTACCGCCAGTAGCAACTGCACGATACTCAACGGAGTCTCCTACCTCAATAGTAGTAAGTGGCCATTCCGATTCTGGGATAGGCTTGCCCGCTACCATTACTAGGACTTTTCCGCCTAGTTCTGGCTGTATATTGTACTTTTGGTTTATGTTGCCAACTAGCTCTAGTACTGTAGTACCGGGTGTTATTGGTAATGTGAATCGCTCAGTACGTAGTGGGTGTGGCATTGCAGTCATTAGCTGCGTATTTTCTACGTATTTAAAATAACCTACTATTCGTTTATTCCACTGCGGAGAATCAAATGACTCAACCGCACTGTCTTGTCCTTCGCGCGCATGTAGAAAGTGTGTACCGCTTACGGCTACACCAATATGTGACTCAGTTCCAAGTATACGGAATACGACCACACAACCTTCTACTGGTTGGTCAATAGGCTCCCAGCCTTCTTTATATTGGGATACTAAATCTTGAATTCGCTCTATGTCTTGTTGTATATATTCACCACTAAAACTAGGTAAAATTATGTTATATTCACGTTCATAAACAAGACGCACTAATCCCCAGCAATCTGTGCCGTCAAGATCTCGCCCTTTTTCTTTGTAGGGTATACCAATATATTTATTTGACCACATTAGAATAATCCTGGAAAATATACTGCGGTAAATGCATGCATAGGGAACGGTTCTCGTTCATAGTCTATCATGGACAGGTTAGCCACTACAGTATTAGAGTTATATGTTATGTCATTAATGTAGAAACCACTAAAACTAGCCTCTACTGTATCTGGTGACTTAGATAGTACTAACTCCATAGTAATCTTTGGAGGTTTACCAATACTTCTAATGATTGGAGTTAGGTGACGAGTAACATCGTGTAGTGTAAGGCTACAGCGAGGCGCTTGTGCTTCTTCTTCGCTTGGAAGGCTAATTTCCATTGGTAAAAATAAAAATTCTTTACTGCGACTTGTTACACCGTAATACACTTCATCTGGTGTTTCTGGGTAATCTACAGACAGTCTGCCTGTATAATTATCCGCTAAACGGACTAATACTTCTTGATCGTGTTCTGGATCTTGTGGGTCGTAATCTGGATCGTATACAGTTAACAAGAAGATAAGATCGCTATCTGCCTCTGGACTAAATACTGCGCGTATTGCATCCAAGGACATAGTAGTTAGCCTACTCATGGAAGTATCTCCATTTGTAGGCTAACGGTCCAGTATCCTGGGGCAAGATATGATAAGTTGTACATTGCACCTTCGCCTTGTGGAATTAGTCGTACTTCTACTGTTTGATGAGTACGAGGGTGTGTAAAACCAAATCTAGAAATACTACGTATAAAATTCGGGCCAAGTACAAATGTTTCTAGGGTTTGTACTTGAGCATCAGTCATTATAAAACTTAATTGCATTGTTTGCGGTTTTTTACCGCGATATCTACGCTTTGCTATGCCCTGATCCATAGGAGTGCTAACTATGTTAGCACCCCCGGTTTCTGTAAAACCTTTTTGCGGAACTTGCGGCAGTGTTGCAGGCCATACATAATTATATGCCATATTTATCTCCTAATTAGCTTAGGTTGTAGGCCAAAAGTATTTCTAATAGCCTTTTGTGGACCGCTACCACTACGAGATATTTCTCCGGCTGTCATATCACCAATAGTTACTTCTATGCGTCTATTACCACGACTATCTACAGTTTCAGTTGCTGTTGCTGTCTCGTTACCGTAATTGTTTACTACAACTTCAGTTTTCTGAGCGTTAGCGCGAACGCCTAAGTTACCTTGGCCGTCGCGCTTTAGGGGCATAATAGCTTCTGGACCCGCTTCACCCATCATTCCAGTACCCTGTGCGAATTTGAACAATGTAGGAGAGTTCACAATACCGTTGGTAAATGAACCACCTTTGGCGAACATCTCAACGCCACCATTATATACTTTACCTTTTGCAGCAATAGTACCTAACATGGTAGTATTACCCTGCATAGTTACCGCACCAGCAGCACCCTGGCTAGAGAATGGACTTAGTAGGTTCACTAGTCCTGGTCGTACAGCACCGAACAATGCTGAGGTTTGTTGGCGTAGTTCAAAACGTAGTAAATCGGCTAGCATTGTATTTATTAAATCTTTGAAACTTGATTTACCAGTTTCAGCAAATTTAACTATAGCATCAGCCATACCGTCAAAAGATTTCTTAAATACGTCAGCATAAGCTATTTGTCTAGCATTTAAACTATCATTCAAAGCTTTGGTTTGTAACTTAAGATCGTACAAAGTTTTTTCGTTAGTAATAGCAGTAGCATAATAATCTTCTGTTTTACTCTTTAGAACTGTTAAACGCTCCTGCTCCTTTTCATCGCCAGCAGCCGACTCCATCTTCTTTTGTAGATCAGCTAACTCAGCAGCTCTTTGCTTATCTAAATCAGCTAGCTTCTTGGAATTTTCAAGAGCCATTTGGGCACCTTCCAGCGCTCTAGACTGGTCTAGATACTCTTGTTGGGATAGCATGCCCTGATCTTGCTTTATTTTTAGTACTGCCTGTTCTTCTGACAGAATTCCTTGTGCTAAATTAAAGGCTAGATCTCTGTTTTTATTACGAAAAGCTTCTAGTTGTAATTCAAAATCGATAGCTTTCTGGTAGTTTTTAAGTTCCATTTCTTGTAAAGCTAATCTATTTTGCTCACCTCTATTATCTAATTCATATATTTGTCGTTCTACAACTAAAGCGCGCTGCTGCTGTAACTTTTTGACTTCTTCTTCATACTTAGCACCTTTTTGTTCCTGTGCATTTAGTATGCTTTGATCTATTTTATCTAGTTCTAGAGACTGTTTATTAATCAGATCCCTGGTTTCTAGAGACTGGACCTGCTTTAAAATGTCTTCAGACGTATTATTACTTAATTTCTGAGCAATATTTAATCTAGCTATATCTTGCGCTACTATTGAGCCGTTTAAGTTTAATAGCTTCTCTCTATCCGCTAACTCACCTGCTCGCTCTTTACGGATAGTTTCTTCGCTCTTAGCCTGTTTCTCAGCACCTACCAAGGTTTTGCTTGCTAGTTGCGGGGCAATCTTTTGCTCTCTGGCTAGTTGCATGGCCTTAACCATGTTAATAACATCTGGAGAAGCTCCACCCATTGCTTCAAAGTCTATTTTACCCTTACCACCTCTATCTAGATAATCTTTAAAGATTTGGGCGGCTTGCTGGGCTTGTTCTAGTCTATCTGTAGGTTTCTTTTGATCTATGGCTTCTTTTAAGGCATAATTGGCGTTTGATAGGTTAATAGCAGCAGTTAATTTTTCTTGACTATTGATAAGGTCTATATTTGTATCAATAGCCCTCATCTGAATATCAAACTCTCGTTGTGCTATCTGACCTTCAGCTGTTGCAGCCAATCTGCCACTAAGGACTCCAGATCTTGATTTTTCTAGTATCAGGCCTGCTTTTTCTGCGGCCTGTCCAAGCGCTGTTGCAATATACTCAGCACCCTTTTTAAGGGCCTCATCCATACCTTGTCTAAATATATTAGCTGCTGATTGCATCTTATCTTTAGGCAATAAGTCTAACTCTTTTTGTAGGTATGGAATATCACTTTCCAAGCGTTTAAGATTTTGAAATGCATCTTTCTGAGCTGAACTTAGACGAGCCATGCCTTGAGGCTTATTTATATCAAAGCCTTTAGGTAAAAGAGCTTTATTAGTCTCGTACTCTTTTTCCAGATCTTGTAATCTAGAAGTATAAGCCCCTACCGCATCTGCTTGATCTAAGTAACCTTGGCGTATATCAACTAACTGATTTACAAACTTATCCCCAAATAGAACAGCTTTATCTGGATTTTTAGCTAGCTCGGTAAAAGCCTTATTTATGTCATCTATGCCACCTGTAAATACTTCGGACATAGTTTTAGCTAAATTTTGTAATTCTGTACCTAATTTAAATAACGGGTTTGTATTACCAGTACTCTGTATAAACTCTTGATAAGCTTTGGTTACATTTTCGGTTGCTGATTTAAACCCACTTAATCTACTGGCACTACTGGCTAGTTCATCATTTGCACTTGATAAAGCACTTTGTAGCTCTTTTTTAGCGGTATCAGATAGCTTGCTAAAAGCCTTAGTTACGCTTTCAAGATCAAGGGAATCAACATTTAGTATACTTTTAATAGTTGCTTCGAATTTATCAGATTTGCCAGCTTTGCGAAGAATATCTATAGCTGAATCTATCTGTAGTCCAACAGTTTTTGCTAAATTCTTGTCAATGCCGCCACCAAACCAGCTAAAGAATCCGTCCTTTATCTTGTCCCAGGTGCCCATAGCATTTTTTGCAAGTTTAGCTGCTTGCATACTGTCATCCATTGCTGACGTTAGATTAGCAAAAGCATTGGACATAGCTACTGTAGCTTGTATAGTATTAAAAGCGGCTCCACCTTTGTTACTTAGAGTATCAAGAGTTCTTTTTACATTATCCACAGAATCTTTAGAATTATCTAAGGACTTATTAAATGCGTCCATTTCTCGAGCATTAGAACTCATCCACGTATCAAATAAGCTAAGAGCTTCTATAGCTAGACCTAGTCCCAGTAACCATGGACTAAATGCCTCTAGTGTTTTCCCTAATTTAGTACCTAGGATCCCTAGCGTAGCTGTTAGACCAGTATATGCTGCACTTAATCTTCCTATTGCAGGAACTTTGGCCATGATAGCTTTACCAGCATCATCTACACCAACTTTTACTTCTAACATGCCCGCTTTAGCTTTATTTAGCTCTACACCTAGTTCTCGGAAAGCTGCACGCATACCATAAGTAGACTGTACTTCTGCTATCCTACTTTTTATACCGTCTCTGGAAGCTTGTTGTAACTGTCGTTGGTATATTAACTCATTCTGACCTGCAGTAGTTGTGATACCACTAGTACCCTTTTCTACTGCTTCTTGTGCTATATTTCCTGCACGGTCTAAGTCTGCGCGTAGTCCTTTAATTGTCTGTACATGCTTTCTTAAAGACTCCGCCTGAGCTTTGTTACTCTTATCAAGAGTACGAGCTCTACTCTCTAATGACTTTATTTCCTCTGAAGTCATTTCAAAAGGATTCTTAGCGGCTAAAGCTGCCCAGTCTTTTTTGGACGTAGCTTCAAATTGTGCAGCTTCTTGTCTTAATGTTTTTACTTTTTGTGCAGTGGTAGCAGAAGCTCTAAACGCTGCCTCAGCCGCTACTGCGTTTCTACCAGCTAGATCGCCCAACGCATTTTGCTGGTCTAAGTATACCTTTGCAAAAGCAAGTCTGCTTGCTTCTGCTGTATTCTTAATATTCTGTGTAAACTGCCCTAGAGCTGGTATGGCTTGCTTTAGTAGTATTGTACCAATACCTGCTAGTACTGCCATTAGTGCTGTGGGGCTAGCTGATAAGAAAGTTACTAGCGGACCTAGCAATTTATTTACTACTTCTAAACCCTGCTGTCCTACGTTCTTTAAGCTGGCTAGCAGTTTATCATATGGGTTAGCTGCCATATCTATTGCACTAAACTTGTCTAGGCCTTCTTTAATAACGGCATTAGCAAATGCTTGTCGCTTTTCAAAGTCGGTTAGCTGTGCTGCAGTTTTACCTATACTACGAGCATAGTCTGTAGTAGCTTTTTCTACTTTGGTAAATATACCTAATTCGTCTAGTAGTTCTGGCTCTATTTTACTGATACCGCGACTTAGTCTGCTTAGCGCATCTGGCATAGAGATGCCCAGGGCTTGGGACGCTTTTTTAGCTACTTCAGCCATTTGACTTACTTGTTTTGCAGTCATGCCAGCAGCAGTGGCTTTTGTAGTAGCCTCCATAGCCTCGCGCATACTAACTGCACCATCGGTAGTTTCTACAAGGCGTTTGGCAATAGAGCCAAGTGCTTGACCACTGGCAGCACCCAGCTGATCCATACCGCGAACCATATTCGTAGTATCTGCTGCTTCGCTTAGTGCGCGAAATGCTGCTCCAACAGCGAATAGGTTAGCAGCAAATGTAGCATAGACGTGAACAAGCCCGCCAAGACCTTGAGCTTGCTTAGCGAAATCTCTACCAGCAGCACCAGTACCTACTGCACCTCGTGCTACACCATAACTTTGGCCTTCGCCTTCTTGCATAAAGCCAGCAGCTGCTAGTTTTTTTGATTGAGCTAGCTCTCGGTTCAGTCCCTTAACTCTTTCCGATGCGGCGTTAATACTACCATCATCACTAAGGTTAAGTTTAATATTTACTGTATTTGCCATGTATCCCCCAAATCTTGTGGACGGCTATAATTTATAGGAACATAAATTTATTTTGTAACCATTATATCACAAGGGCAACAAGCTGTCAAACTAAAAATTTTGACGACAAAAAAGCCTGTTAACTTCCGCTAACAGGCTTTTTGTTTTGCTCTTTGCGATTTATTTCTTCTGCTCGCACAGAATCAATCATTCTGACCAGCATAATAATTAACTTATGCTCGTCAGGCTCGACTTCTGTGGCTTCCAAAATATCCTTTATACCAATTAGTGATTTTCCGAGATACGATCCACTCATAGTGTCCCACTCATCTCGTAACATCCTATACACACTAAAAGCTTGCTGAACTTCTAGCGGAAAGTCTTCGTATTCTACTGGTATTTCAGACTCAACTGGCTCATTGCCCAAAGTTTCGCACATTTCAAAGTACATATCCTTTGTCATGCTAACCTGTTGATTCTGAATGTAGTTGACCAACTGCTTGTTTACTTCGCTGAGTTGGTCTTCGAAAAGTTTCCCAAGTCACTTACCTGCTCCGATACAAACGCATCAAAGTTTGAGGAAGCTTTCATCAAGTAAAGTGCGTTTTCCGCAGTAAACTCTAGCTCGTCTTCTGGGTCTTGGCTTGTTAAGTCAACAGGCGCTAGTTCTTCTAGATAACGTAATTTTAACCCCTTCCAGCCTTTTACAGCATTCTCAACATAAAGTTGCAAGAACAATTCTTCGTTGAAATCTTCTTGTGGTTGGCGATTTTTAAAAGTAGTTTTAGTAGACTTTTTACGAATGTTTAGTAGTGTTTCGCGGCTTAAAAAGGCCAAGTCTACAAAGAACCCTGGCATCCCAGGAAATTCAACAGATACCGCTTTTGACGGCACTAGTAGAGATTTAAGAGAAATATTAGACATGTTATATTTATTTTGGTTAAAAGGAGAGTCTGGAGATCAGCCCAGACTCTATAAAAATACTACCGCTTAAGCAGCGTTAGTAGTATAGTATTCAACTGTTAGTTCGTTGGCTGTGCCTACATCAAACACGCCACTTGAGGAACCTTGAGCTGTGAAATCTAGTGAAGTAGAAACAACTTGCTCAGTTGAAACGCTAGGAATGCTTAACATAACTGCTGGCATTGTTAGGTCAACGTGAGTTGGGTTGCTACCGCCGATAACAATCTTTAAGTAGTAAGCTGGATCGGTATCGCTGTCAGCACTTGCTAGTAGTGCGGCCATTAGTGCACCTGTATTACCGCTACCACTACGTAGGTAAGCGTTTAAGCTGCCTTTGATACTACGAGTACCTGTGAAGTACGTAGCTGGCTTGTTAACAACACCTAGGTTAGCGGGCGTTAAGTAGCTAACGTTGTTAGAAATTGTGATGTTACCACCAGTTAGCGCTACGTTGTAGCTTGTACCACCAACACCGATACCGGCATCTAGTGTTACTGTGCTTAGCTTGTTAGCGATATAAGGAGCTGTTACGTTCTTGCCGTTGGCAGTACCACTTAGACTACCACTTAGTGTAACAGTTGTTGTTCCGCTTAGTGTAGGAGAAGCGATTTGACGTAGGGTAGCACCTTTACCTGTCCAGGCAATAGCAGCAATAGCATCAAGACCGAAGTCGATAGTTGCTGTGTCTAGTACGCAGTTGTCGATTACAAAAGTTGTGCCGTCAATAACAACGATTAAACCAAATTTTTGTAGTTGGTGACGTTCCGAATTAGTAGCAACGCAAGTAGCTTTTGTAGTACCATCAGTCCAGGCCGCACCTGTGGCACCGATAGCAGCATCACTCATCATGGCGTTCCAAAGAACGGCTTCTTCAGCAGTGATGTTTGCTCCGCCATCTTGTGGGCGCATATAAGTTGAAAAGCTGAAATCTACGGCTTCTAGGGCTGTGTTAAAGCTGCGCTGACCACGAACTGGTGTAGCACCTGCTTCGTTTAGTGTAACTGTTTCTGTTGTAGAGGCTTGGCTGAAGCTAAATCCATCAAGAACTTGTAGTTCAAATGTATTAGTAGCATCGAAACCAGAACTAGGTACTACGCCAGTCACAGGATCAAGAGTCGTAAAGAACACTCTACTGTTACGAATTAAATTAAATGACATATTTCATTTCCTTTTAGTAAGTGCCCCTTTACCTTTGCTAGATATTTATCTGCGACTAGTGCGTAGGCACGGTTTCTTACATTATTGCGTAGCGCACCTGTAAGTTGATCTCACCAATGGCATATGGCTGTAACAAGCCTTCATCCGTAGTGATTGACTGTATTAAAATTTCTGTTGTATCGTAGCCATTTGTGGAGTCGTAGACAATGTTGCGGTTATTATCTAAACACTGCTCAATATCAGCAAGTAGTAGTTCTAGTTGTTCTTGTGAATCCTCACCTTTGCAATAAACTTTTAAACTAACGCCTAAAAAGCCCCACTTAAACTCGCTGGGTAAGTACTCACGTATTTCACTGCCAGCGGTTGCGTACACACAAGGGAAGTCATTGACTTCGTCCCAGAATTTTAATTTTGCATAGCTGTTTTGGTAGAGATTGGTTGCATAAGGTTGCTGGCCATTGATCTCACGTAATTTTTCAGCTATAGCTTTTGTTATTGAAGTTCGTCTACTCATATTAGTACCGCTCGCAATCTATTGGTAACGGTCTCTGCCGCAATTTCTCTGATTGATTTGGAGATTAGCAATTTAGGGTCACGGCTACCTGGGTATTGTTGACGACCACCTGCGGAAAATGTTGCATACGGATATTTCATATACGTATAAAATGCGGTAATCATTCCGTCTCGGCTTTGAGAAAGCTTCTCTACTTTTACGCTACTAGCAAAGCGGCCAGTTCTGTAGTTGAGAATATCACGACGACTACCATCTCCCATATTTGCACTTACTACATCTTGTAAGTGTGCATCTAATAAGTTTTTAAGACTAGTTAGACTAGTTGTGTTTTCAGTTACTTTAGCATTTTTACTCTTGGCGCGAACAGCTTTAACTTTCTGTTTTTGTTTTACTAAAGAGTCTTTAGCCTTCTTTAAGCTTGCCTTACCTTTTCCGTCTACTCTGGAAACAGGTACTTTTGGTAACTGAATTTGTCCTGAATATTCTTTTTGAAGTACTGGTTTAAAATCATCTAGAGGTTTAAGTACCGCTTCTACAATCATATCCTTTAGTGTAGGACTTGATTTTTGATTTAATAGGTTTAGCTTGTTACTATCTGGAGCTTGCAAGCCTTCGTCTATGAACTGTTGTATAAAGTTCTTTACAACTGCTTCTGTAGCTTTACCCGTAAATACGCCGCGAGCACCAGTATGTGTAGCTGTTCCAGTTCTACCTAAAATTCTACCTACTTTGTTACCGGCACCTTGGTTTTCTGTATCAGCTTGCCACTCAATTAACCAATTAGTGGCAGTTTTTCTGTACTTGGCGTATATTTGAGCGTCTAAATCATCAATATCGGACGTTTGAATGTCAAAATCTTCAAGTACGTCTATTAGTGCATCTATATACTCGTCTAAAGCGTCTAGCTGTTCGCTGGTTATGTCATTTTGCGAGCCAAGTTTAGCAGATACACTGCGAAGTTCTTCTTTAGCTCTAAATAGTAGTGTGTTTCCAAACCCGAATACGTGACCGCGGTCAAGCTTTTGTGTTTTTCTAGCCGATACTATTTGTGATTTTATACCTTGTACGCCTATTTGACTACCAATAGAGTCTAAAACGTTCGATACTACTGTCTCTATTGACGAGAATTTAATATCTTTGATTACTATTTGCTCTTGTCCAGAAGGAGACTGCCTGTACTCAATACCCTCGTGCGCTAAATCTTGTGCTTGCTTTTTTGCGGCATTAAATAGTTTAGCAGCTGTACCAGGATCCAGCATAGAAGCTAGTCGCTCTTTTGGTAAAATGAAGTCTACTATAGAATCGTTAATAAACTTCTTGGATTCTTTACGTCCTGTGTGCACAAAACTTTGATATGCACCCTTACCATAGTTACCCAGGTTTTTATCAAACCAATATTTAAAAACATTACTATTAAATAAAGCTTTGAACTCTGGTGCACTCATGTGTAATCCGCTACATATTGATCTAAAACTCTGCGAATATGTGCAGGTAAGCTGGTTGTAGAGATATATTCGATCTGTACGTTATTGCTACCTGGAGTTTTTGCACTGTGAATTGCTCCATCATTACGACGATAGTAGCTGATCAAGTCTAGGACAGCTAATTCAATATCGTTTGGTACGTCGTCGTATCCAGCGCGATAAGTTACTTTGTAACCCTTAGTTGCGCGCTTAAAACCATTTGGATTTAAACTTAAAATCTTATCGCCGTCTAATACCCAGTCCGTGTATTCTGTTAACGCAGTATACGTTTGCCCGTAATCAGCACTATACTGTACACTTGCTATACTTACTACAGGAGTTTCTTGTAAGATTAGTGTGTCATATCCACCTTGGAATACTTCCACTTTATCTGTATCCATATAATCCACAAAGGTTCTACGGCAATATGTCTTAACTAGTTGTGAAACTTTAGGTAATAAGAAGTCGATTATACCGTCTTCATTTGTGCTTTTAATACCGGCATATGTCTTGTAATCTGCTCTTGTTGTTAGATTCAATGCCATATGTGACCTTTCTTGTCTTTTAAATAGGCTCAGTAAGCCCATTTAAAAGACAGGGCCGAAGCCCTGTCAATATATTTTCACAGATTAAGCTACGTAACGTAGTGTGCTTACGCCAGCACCTTGGTTAGTAGTTGTCTGAACTAGACCAGTACGTAGGCTAGCAACCATTACACGACGTTGTGTTTCCACTAGGTCTTGTGTATCGATGCGTAGACCGCGTTGGTTACCAACTAGGAAGTTAGCTGGGGCAACAGCGATAGCACCTGCGGCACCTGCTGCCTTGTCAGCGAACTCGCTGGAAACGATAACTGGGCTGTTACCAATAGAACCGATTTGACCGGTTAGTAGGGTAGCCTGTGTTCCAACTTGGTTCA